TTTTGAAACTTTTGATCATTTCACCGGTAATTTTAATTTGTGTCTGTTCCATATTATTAATATTATTATTTTATATTATTATCTGCTATGTTGGTTTCATCGGCATTATACGTGACAAATGCCCATCGAGAATAAATTTTAAATGTTATATATTGTGTTTTATCATCGACAGTATTGTTGACATCACTGTTATCAGCAGTTATTAATTTATCCATATTTCCATTTATATTTTGTATTGGTCGATAAAGATAAACTTTATAATTACGAGAAATTTTATCATTTATGGTCTTCGATATCATTTCTGCTATTATTTCTTCAATTTTATCAATCACTGAATTTTTAAAAATGTGGTTTGCCAATAAATCTTTTTCAACCTTTATTTTATGTTGTGATGTACCAACTTGAATAACGTTTTCTTTTTTACGTAAAATAACAACTCCATCTGCATCAACATCTCTAATAACTTGTACATCTACGCAAATAGGTGCATTCATAAAAGTAACATTTGAAAGATCTGAGATCTTACTGATAACTTTTAAATTTAATGGTAATAAGCTTTTCAGAAAATCATTATATATAAAATGTGAAGAACTTCTATCTTCATTTGATATTTTAAAAATATCTTCAGCGGTTTCAATATCTTGATTTTTATGATTTTTAATTGATTCAGATAATGCAAAATCATGTGCAAATTCACTAACTTTTTTTACATCTTCATTGTTTGTTAATTTGCATTGAATTTTAACAAGTTCACCCCATTTTTGGAGTATTTGTTCGTGACTAAGATTTTTTGGATTAATCATAACATTTATTTTACATTTATATTAATATTTTTATATTGTGTTTGTTTTAATTAGTTTTAATAGATATTCGTTTACTAAATAAAACTGTCTTTCATATAAATGTAGACTTCCGGATGTCCATATCATTTTTGTTTAAATTTACAGTTATTAAAGTGATACATTGTCATACTAGGTCCTGCACCAATTAAATTACAATAAGGACATATTCTTTGCTTCATTATATGTTTTTTATCCTTTAATTTTAAACTTCTTTTCTTTAAAACTTCTTTAGGAATGGGTCGACCCAGTAGTGTATTTCTTATTTTTTCTTTAGTTTCATTCGAAATAATATGTCCTTGTAATGATAAACTAGTTTTATCTTTTTTTATTTTTGCTTTTTCAACACCGTATAATTCTTCATAAGTTTTTCCTTTAGTTATATTTCCGATTATATGTTTATGTTTATCTGATAAATGAATACCTTGTCTTGTACATAAACAAAATAATTCTTTTGCATATACATAATCTTTTGACGAAACATATTTTTTATATTTATTGCTAAATGACATAAGATAAAATGCATATGCTAATTTATTATTTGGATATAAATAAGTTAATAATTTATGACATATAAAATGTTCTTTGGGCGTAAGTAAAATTAAATTTTGTTGTTCGTCACTACCGGTTAAACATCTAGGTAATATATGATGTTTTTCATAATAAATATAATTCTTGTCAAGTTTTTTCAATTTAACTCTATTTTGAGATTTTGCATTATTAATAATAGAGGCATATATTTTTTTATGATTCATTTATACAATAAATTATAATCTTTCAACGATATTGAAGTTTCACCAGTTTTAATATAATGTTCTAATAAATAAAAATGACGTTCATAGATATGTAAAGATCCCGTATTCCATATCATTTTTGTATTTTTAATATTTAAATCGTTTGTTAATTTATCAAGAATATATTGGTGCCATGCTTTATCGTTATTAAATCCAAAAATTGCGTCATTTGATCGCATTAATACATTGCAATATAGTATGTCGTTTCTAATTAAAAATTGTACTGCGTACGTACATATAAAATCGGACATTTTATTTTTATTATAATCTATCCAAATAGATGGTCTATTATAAATCATAGTTCCTCTGCGAGTATATTGATTAGTTTTTAATTCATCCAAACAGCGATTATATTGATAACCATTTTCTTTTGAAAAAACCATCCATCCATAATTTGAATTTATAAATCCATCTATATCAGCAACCTGCTTCCATATTTTTGGTGGGTCTTCCATATCATTAATATTTAATGATTGGGATTCATACCATTTAAGTTCCCTTTTTATGTAATCCGGATTAGGTTTACCAAATATATAGTTTTCATCAACTTCAAATTGTGCACAAATTATTTCTACGGTTTTAACGCCCGTTTTATCAATTTCGAAATCTTGGCTCAAATATTTTTCGGCGAATAATTTTCTGATGTCTGCTACTTTCATTTATAATTCTTTATTTATTGTATAGTCCTCGATATCAAGAGTTTTGTATTTTTTGGTTAATCTTTTAATTTGTTTTTCATTTTTAAATAGTTTTTCTGCTGGTGTAAAAGGAATAAGAGGAATACTACCATCAAACATACTTTGAACTTTTTCTAAATCTTTCATCATAGATTCAGTTAATATTTGTAAAAATACTATCCATTTACCGTTTAAATTATAATATACAAATGAGGCATCACCGAGAATTTTATCTCCACGATTTTCAATACGAGTATAGGCACGTTTAGATCGATATTCTAAGTGTTTAATTGCCTTTTCTTTTGTATTGAAATAACGTTTCACTTTTACCAATTTTTATTCCATGTATTTGGATATGCTTTTTTTCCAAGAGAACGAGAACTTATAGATTCTGGAAGTTTTTTCGTTAATTTATATACTCCTCGACTTTTCCATTTAAGATAACCCGCACGAGTACACCATAATCTATATTTGTCTACGGTAACTTTCAATCCCATTTTTCGGGACATGATACTTTTTCTGGTAATGATACTCGATATCTTATGTTCATTAACATATTTTTTAAATGTTTCAAATGTGTTCATTTTTTATTAATTTAAACGTTTATTTTTTCTAATTCTATTGTAAAAGTTTGTGCCAATTTTTCTATAATCGAAGTGTATAATATTATACGAGATTTATGTTTATCCGCTGAAAAAGATCTTGGAACAGTTATAATTTCATGATAATCTTTTCCATTAAGTGAAAATCTTATATGAGCTCGAACATCAAAACTAGCATAAGATAGTTCAACGTAACATACAGTTCCTTTTAATTCATTATCAATAAAAGTTTCTTTGGCTATAATATTTTTTTCAGCCTTTTCTTCCATTTCTCTATATAGACGAATTGATTCGTCTGTTGGTGCACGATATTCTTTTACTTCAACATTTTTAGTATAAGGAACATAAACATATTCTTTTTTCATAGTTTTATTTTTTAATATTAATTATTATTATGGTACAGCGCCTTAAGATTTTCCATCACATTCAGCATATATTCTAATTGAGCAATTATCTGAATCCATTATTAAAGGCACATGAAATTTTAAACACACCCATTGAGATTTCTCGCCTTTAACACTAGAAGCTTGAAATTGAAGATATTTACATTTCCAGTTTATATTACAAAATCCATCATTATAAGGAGTTTCCATTTTTTATTTTGTTAAATCATCAAATATATCTAAAAATAATTGTTTCGCGTACTCAATCGAATAAATTTCCAATTGATGCATAACAGGAATATCATCTTTTTTAATCATGATGTTATCCCATTCAATTTGAAGCATAAGATTATCGATGTTATGAATAAGTTCTGAAAGTGGATAATTGAATTTAAATGTCTCTGATAAAAAGAACATTAATTTATTCTCAATTATTTTGTATTCAGGCATGCGTCTTTTAATTGGTCGAGGAATGTCAACCAAATATGCTTCACTACAATCGTGCATTAAAGCTGTTAGTTGTTCTTTTTTATCAAGCCCCCATATTGCAGCTTGTTTTGCACACTGAATTGAATGTTGTGCTACACTGTAAAATGAACTTAAATGTCCGCCAAATCGACATTGATGTGATAACGCATGCGATATGTCTTCGATGCAAAACATGTCCAATGTGGGATCAAATACATTGACCCATTTCCCCATATATGTTCGAATCACAGGATCTTCATTCAAAAGATCATATTTCTTTTTGTCTGCTACTAATGTATATTTTTCTTTCATAGGAGTTAAATGTTTCTATGCGTTTCCAAAAATCTAAATTTTCTTTCTTTTCTATCATTTCTTCATCTGCTGTATATGTCCACCCAAACATGCATCCATATACTCCATCATGACCAAGCCAATAAACTATATCATTCAATTTAAAATCTTTAGTAAAGACACTCCATTCTAATTTAGAATCATCAAGTCTAGTTACATTATATCCTAAATTTTCATAATATTGTAGTTTTTCTTTCCAGTTCATATCTTAAATTTTAATTAAAATTTAACGAAAAGTTGTTTATTTTGTTCTTCTTCGTATTCTTCTATTTCTTTGATTATTTTTTTATCTTTAATTTCTTTTAGTTTATTCATATCAAGATAATCAAAGTTTGTATCTACATCCTGATGTTCACAATATATTGATCCGCTACCTCGATTTACATATATTTTATGCCATTTTTCTTTAGAGCAACATCTTGCAATGACTTCTCCCTTATATGTTCCTTTAATTTTCACCTTTAATCTATATCAAGAAAACGTTCAGAACAACCACAGTTGGGGCATATAACTAATCCTTTGCTACGATCTTCATAAAATTCTGTCATATTACGCCATTTCATTTTTTCTATTTTTCTAATTTGTCGTTCTAGATCTTTTATAATAACTTCTTTATAAGATAAATTACCATTTATTCGCTTCCATTCTATATCTCCAGGAAATGGTTCAGAAAAATTATTTCCTAACAAACCTTCTTCCCAATCAAGAGAACATCTAATTGGATTATATGATTTTGACCAAAAATCATCTTGACTCCAGCCGCAATTGTGACAATGCAAATAACTCATAATTTAAATCTTTAAACATTAATATTTTTTCGGATGGAATATTTTTTTTGATTATATAATGCTTTATTGTTCTATGAAATTTATTACTTCGTTTAAAATATCTTTTTTAGGTCTGAATATATTTGGACCTTTCATTTTCCATTCAGTTCCTGTGGATATTTCAGTTTCTTTATCTACTTTAATTAAAAGTTTATTTGAAAGTATACTAAAATCATGAGCTTCTTTAAAAAGTTCAAGTTCTTTAGTTTTATCTTCTAATTTATTTGAAAACGAATTTCCATCTTCTTTGCTTAAAAAGAATTCAGGATTTGCTGTAAGAGTTATTAGGTGAATCTTATGACTTATAAAGGACTTTTCATAGTTTAACAATTTTTCTTTCAATACTTTAGGATCTCCCCCTCTAAACATTTGAGAGTAAACATATTCTCCGAGATGACTTCTATTCCAAATCATAACTTCTGGATAATAACAATATTTATCATAAACGCTATCCTGGTATATATAATTCCATAATTTCATTTCTTTATTAAAAGCTTTAAATTGGAAATCTAATACTTCTTGGCGTGTTATTTCTTTTGGAGGTTTACCAAAATGTCTTATAGTAACGTTGTCGTAATTAAAATACTCACAAAGTCCTTTTATTAAAGTATTTTTTCCGAGTCCATCTCCTCCTTCGATTACAAGTAATTTCATGATATTATATCTTTTAATTTATATTTTAGAACAATGATTTAGTTTTAAATATTAATATTTCTTTTGTATTATCTTGCATTAATATAAATTTATTGCTTAATTGTCGTTTATTGTTTATTATCGCAATAATTTCTGAAATTATGTCTATACAAGTAGCGACTGGCACATTCTGACTTAATTTAACATAATCACGAGAATTATCGATTTCATAATCAAATGGCATTCCCATTAGCCAAAGATGTTCTCTTATATTTAAAAGTCTATCTTCAATAGGATGAACTTGTTTACCCATCATTTCTCCAATTACTGCATATGTATAATCTTTATCAACTTCAAGAACTCTATAATTAATACGAGCTCCTCTTCCTTCAGCCGAGTTTTTCTTTATATGAGAAATATTTTTTGTTACAATTTCAGATGCGTCTGGTAAAGTCTTTTGATACTCTTGAAAATCATCTAATAATTTAACTCTTTGAAGATAATCATATGTAGTCAAGTGGTGTTTATAATCAGTCAATACTTTTCTCCAATTTTCTCCATATAATTTTCTAAGATATTTATAAATTTCAAATTTTGTTATATCCCATTCATTGTGTACATATTCATTTTGAAGAGATGCATTTTTAGGAATCTGTTTCAAATATTCTATAATATGAAGAGGTATACGATTAAATCCATTTAACATTGGAGCATATTCTCCTTTATAAAATATAGCAAATGTTCGGGGTCTAAACTGAGGAATTCCATGTTTAAGTGTATTTGTTTTATAAAAAGTTATTGCGTAACCAAATTGTTTACCAATATTTTCTAATTGCTTTCTTACTTCAATTCCTGCATTAGTATATAAGCCGGGAGCATTTTCGAATGCATAGATTTTAGGTTTAATTATATTTAGAATGAATTCTGCAGATTTATACATCCAATCATTAGGAGGAGCTGAACCTCTTGAACCTGGCTTACGTTTCGCGGCTTGACTTAAACCTGAACAAGGCAAAATTCCATGAAAAAAATCTATTTTATTTTCATATATTTTTGTAATTTCGTTTATATTAATATTTTTATTATCGATTTGATAATAAGGAACAACGATATTATGTTGATTTAGATATTGAAGATATATCTTATCATTAGCTTCAAATGCTTTATATGAAAAAATTACTTCAGGAGGTTTTCCAATAACATTAGTAGCTGCTAACGAAAAACCTCCTATTAATGGTACTATTGCGCCATGTATAATATTATTTTTGGCCTTTTCTCCATCCATTATCTAAATATTTTTGTAATTCTATATCTTTAATAAATTTCTTTTTATTAATATTCTCATTATAAATCCAGTAATGTTTTCCTTCTATACTTCTTTTTTGATTTTTTCTCCATTCTTCTAATTTTTTATCAGCTATTTCTTTACCATATTTTATATACCAAACTTCATATATAGTTTTTCTGTACATAGGATTTTTTTTACCAGATAATGATTTACTCATATTATTTTTGTATTCTTCAGATTGCATAACTTTCATTCTTTTTTCAGAATGCCATGTTTTTCGTATGCTTTCAAGGTGTTCTTCAGATAAATGTTTTCCTGTGTTCCAGGGTTTATTTCCTTTTCTCCAAATGCTGGAATTATTTTTATTTATTTCCAATAAAATCTTGTTGCCCTCAATTTCTCCATATTTTTTTAAAATCCATTCCTTTGGAGAGTGTATGTATAAATCTCCATTAGGCAATGAATAATTTTTGTTTAACGGATCTTTAATATGTTCTTTAATTAATTCAGTTTCTTTTATTAATGCATCTTTATGTGTCTTAAAATTTGTGTATAAAATTTCTTTACTTAATTTAGATATATCAGGCTTCCATGTACACATAGAACCTTTATAATTAATATCATTTTTCGGTGGTACTTTACATTTTCTCGATCCAAAATAATATTCTTTAGTTTCTGGTAATGTAACTTTATAAACATAAAAATAATTCATAATATAATATTTTATTTTATATATTTACATTTTTTATGCATAGAGGTATAGTAAATGCACAAAAAGAAACGCCCTAAATATAGAGCGTCGGTCAAAAAATACTATTTTAAGAGATGTTCATTTTCGTTTAGTTAATAAAGAATCTATTTTTTTATGTTGTTCTTTTAATGTCTTTTCTGTTCTTTCTAATTGGCGATATGAAGAATCTTTTTTAATTTTCCAAGTACTATCTATTTCAATAGGTTTTATATCTTTACGAAATATCGGATTCTTAATTTTAGAGGTATCTTGAAAATCAGATGATATAACTACAACAAAAATAGTATCTTGTATATCAGATAATGTAGATGTATTGTATACATCTTTGGATTTTAAAAATATAGTATCTTCTTCACTGTATTCAAATTCAAACGGTTTGTTTACTTGAGACATTCCAGATTTACAGGAATTGCGTGATACAAATAATATGATAATACTAATTAGTATTACATAAATAGATAATGATTTTTTCATATTAGTTTATTTTATTTATTCATATTATTATTTGATATAAGTTTTATATAAAGTCCTATACGCATATCAGATATAGGATCTGAATCTTCAACAAATTTTTCACTAAGACTTTCTTTAACGACTTTGTTCTTTTTTTCTTTAGCGATATGATCTTTAAGAATCTTGACTACATCAGAATGTCCATAGTAAGTTGCCCCCTGTAAAGCACCATTATCACGTGCATGCACATTTGCACCAGCATCTAATAATAGCTTGACTATATCAGTATGTCCATTTTTACTTGCCCAT